AAGAAGGATGATGAGTAACCGATGGAGTCTGCAGTGACCTTGCCACCACGCATCTTCCATAGGAGTGTCTGAGTAGTAATGATCACTGGCTTGTTGATTTTCTGTGCGAGCCTCTTCAACCCACGAGTGATGTTGGTGATTGCTTGGGGAGTATTCATCTCTCCTGAGATTTCATCGAGCATCAGGTACACACCATCTACAAAGACAACGTCTGGCTTTGTCTGTTGGATCTTTGCGGCTAATGATGAGACGGTCAATCCATTGACTGCATCCACCAAGTGAAATGATTGCATTGTCTCGATTCTATTAAGAGAAGCGATGTAGCGAGCATCTTCTGTTGGTGTTAACTTTCCTCGGCGCAATCGAGTGTGAGAGATGTTTGCGCGGATAGAGTCGTGACGCTGCTGCTGCTCTTTGTTGTTCATTTCAAAAGACTGGAACATAGGGACTTTGCCCTGCTCGTGGATGTTGATAGCGATCTTCAAAGCGATCTGAGACTTACCAGTCTTTGGTGGAGCGATGATCGTGATCAACTGTCCGCCTTGTAAGCCAGCAGTTGCTTCATCAATCTTCTCAAAGCCTGTAGGTATTCCTAAGAACTCTTGGTTCTGCAGTGACAGATACTCTTTGTAGCGTTCATCGACATTCTTGGACAAGTCCATCTCGTGAGTGCCAAGGACACCCTGCTCGTTAACACGGGTGAGCGTTCCCTCCATAGCGATGAGGGCTGCTTCGTGATTGGAATCTTGCAGGTGCTCAATCGCAGACTCTAATCCTTGACGAGTGAGCAGGTTGCGACGGAATGTGACCATCGTGTCAAGTAAGTAATCAATGGTGTCTTCTACGTCGAGCACCTTGTAATTTGGATAGTGGTCTTTAACGACGACTGCTGTTGGCACTTCGTTGTACTCGTTGTAGTGAGTAATGACGAACTCCCACACACGGCGGTTGTCATCATCAAGAAACCAATTCGCCTTTACATCACGTTGAAGGGCTGGGAGCAAATCTCTATCCCGAATCACTTTGCTTACTAAGCGATGCTCATTATCTGCTGCCATTGTGCCCCTCCTACAAGTTTTCTAGTTCTACTCCCCAAGACCCGTACCGAGCGACTCTACCAGGTAAATCTACTACCCCTTTAAAGTTTGCTCTGTAGGGCAGGTCATCAATAAAGTTATCGATGTCGTCATACAGTTCTGCGTAGTTAAATGGGTTGGCACCTCTTCGGTCTAGCCTCTCCATAAAATCTTCTAAGTGTTTCTCAGTCCAGTCATCTGTTGCATATGCTGCTAACTCTAATGACAGTCCGTACTTATTTCCTAAATCCCACAGGCGCTTTAACGCTAAGGCGTTGAGTCTAGTTATCTTCTTCTCGGTCGATGTCCTAAGTAGTTTCTTTGTGTCCACCATTTCGCTGATAACCACAACGTCAATAAGGACAATAATACGAGGAGGCGTTTCGTTCGAGATGTCACCATTCTTCATATGACCTCAATAGTAGAGTACTTTAAAATCAGTTCTCTAAAACGGACAGGGTCATCGATAGCCTCAGCAACCTCTTCTTCGCTGACACCTTTAGGAACACTGATTGCGTAGTGACCCTTGTTAATTCGACTGCGGATGTTGACGTACTGAGTGTGTTTGCATGAGCCCTTCTTCTTCCAGACTGGGCATGTGCAGCGAGTGTCTTTACTCTCAGTATCAATCTCAACCTCAAAGACACCAGCGCCCTGATCAGAGATAAACAACTGTATGGTGCGCCAACTGGTGTCCATACTCATCTCCTTCATGCCATGCCTCGTAGGTCTGAGCCAACAATAGGGACCTGTACAAAGGCTTCTTGGGCAAAACTTGCCATAGCCTCTGAGTAGTTTGCTTCCCAGTTCTCAAGTTTAACATTTGTCGTCACGATTGTTGGTAAAGCCCTGTCGTATCTTAGGCGAAGAATTTCATCAAAGGAGGCATCGTCGTACTTTGATCCGTACTCCTTGCCCAGATCATCAATGATCAAGAGGCGGACATTGAGCCAGTCAAACCGTGACCTGCCATGTAGCCCATCGATGCGGTCGGTAACGCTGTGGTCTGTCTCGCTATCAAAGGTTGACTTCTTTAACGATAAGAACTCTGGGTAGGTAAGGTAATGGATAGGGCGAAAACTCATACCAAAGTCTGAGGTCTTGATACCAAAGGCATGGCAAAGGGCAGCGTCATCATCAGGCAACCTGCGGATGATCTCCATGGCAGCAACAACTGCATGAGTCGTCTTACCAATACCTGGCCCACCATCGAAGAGCAGACCAACGCCAGTGGTTCCAATGCTTCCAATGTTCTTAATGACCTGACCTTCTAGGACAGTGTCAATCCAGTCACGTATCTCATCTGGAAAGTATCCAGCCTTCTTAACAATGTCTGAGGGTTCTAGTCCTAAGAATCGTGTAGGGATATTGGATGTGCGCAGTAACCAGTGTCGCTTTAGCGAAGATAGTTCACTGATGTCGTACATCTATGCCTTGAAGGTTAGTTCGCCAGCAAATGAAGTGACCTTGCCTGCAGCATCTACTTGCTCTCCAGCAACCATCTTCACGCTCTTGCGTGGGGTTAGTTCCAATACCTTTGACTTAATCCAGCGCTTGCCTGCTGATGCGTTCTTCCATGCAGTCAACTGTGTGAGTTCAGAGGTTCCATCTTCGGCAGTGAGGGATACAACCGCCATCCATCCTCCACCTTGTTCTGCGTTGAGTGTGAGATCTGCAGTGAACTTCTTAGTTACTTTCTTAGCCATGTTGCTCCTCGTGTTATTAGGTGTGTTGTTGCTAATGTGATTAGAACTACCAGTATGTAGCCAAATACTTCTCTCACTTGCTCGCTCCTTTTAGCCGCTCTTCATGTCGCTGCATCTGTGCACGACCTGACATCGTGTTCTGGAATACGCGACCATCGCTGGCAGTGAGGACACTAGCAGATCTCTTTGGCGTTTCGTCAAACTCTTTGCTGGCGATTCTAGATAGGCCTAGGTTCTGTCGTGCTTGGTTCATCTTGGTGCGGAAGGAAGCAAGGTAGCGCTTGTAGAGATGCGGCGCTTCATCCCCGACATCTGTGAAGTTGCGTTCATCCGCCATGAAGAGGCGAAGAAGTTCTAACTCAATGAGTGGGGTGGTTTGGTATTGGGACCTGAATTTGGCAAGGGCTCCTGAGAGTTGTTTGACGTTGACTGTTCCTGGTAGTAGCGGGAACTTCCTGCCAACTCTGTAAGAGAACTCAGCAGCGACGTCCATGGCAGTCCACTCATGCTCTGGTCTTTTTCCACGGGTTCTGGGATCGTTCTTTCGGACCTTAGGCTGTGGCGCATCCCTGTCCTCAACAAGCCCAAAGCCTGCAAGATCTTCGCCATCGTCGTAGCCTTTCATTGGGATAAGGATTTCCCTTCGAATCTCTGATTCAGAATATTTTAATTTATTACTATTTGTAGTATTGCTACTAGGTACTAGTTGTATATCTGTAATATTACTATCTGAACTAATGATCACCTTATCAGGTGAGGATGGGTAATCTACCGTCAGTTCAGAATTTCCAGATGGGTAATCTGGCGTCAGTTCAGATGGGTAATCCACCGTCAGTTGGTAGATGTTCTTGCCCTTGTAGCCATTGGCTCGCTTGGTGTTGACCACAGTAAAAAATCCCTTGGCTTCCAAGGCTTTGAGGGCATCTCTGACAGTTCGGTCACTGGATTTGCCAGTCTCACTACCCAACTCGGCTACAGAGGCCTGTAGACGGCCGTCAGAGCCCGAATTCAGGCACATATAGGCCAGGAGTCGGAACTGGTAATCGGTTATGTCGGCTGAATAAGCGCCCTCAGGGATTTTCACGGGCGCAGACTACTCCTCAAAGGGATCGACGTCATTGCGATCCTCCAGGTGGTCGAGGTGGGCATTGACTTCCTCAGTCAAAAGGGTGACAACCTTGGAGGTGATGTAGCCAGCCAGCAGTTCGACTAGACCCATGAAGGTATCTTCGATGGCATCGAGGATCTCATCCTCGTCCATCTCCTCTGGGGCAGAGTCGACCTCGATGACATCCAGGCCATCGATGATGTTCCAAGTCTCGATGCCGTAATCCTCTACAGAGTGCAGGGCGGTATGGGCTTCGGGACTGTCATCCCATGCGATGGCTAGTACGTCATCAGGGGTGTTGATCATCTTGATGACTTCCTTGATGGGGCTGTTGACCTTCGTGAAGTTCTTGGAGCCACTCAAGATGGCATCTGAGAACTCGCTGGATTCTGAGAAGTATGCATGGAACTCGACGTTATGGCGCTTGATGACGTTCCACACACTCTCAACAAAAACTCTGTTCTTAGTGATCGGAAAGAGCAGGAAAGCATCCTCGTACATAAGTACTAGTTCTTCTAAGCCAGCAGAGATGTCAATATCCTGAAAAGAAACTACAGAGATTCTCTTCATAGGCGTGGCAACTGTCGACGAGCCTCAAGTACTACAGGCTTGTTTAAGTAGCGATTGATCATTAGTGATAAGAATGCTGCAGAAGGTACAGTCACTATTAATTTTAGATCCCAATATCCGAGAAGATAAAAGGCTCCAAGACTTAACGGCATAGGTAGCAGTTTGTTAAGGAGCGATTTATCTACGAGGATGTAGGTAACGAGGTCAAGGAATTCGATGGCATAGGTGACAGCCATTCCTATGAGGATTACAGATATGAGTAGGTTAGCCATGGCCGCATACTACACGGTCAGGTTGTTGTACTCCACTGTGTCGTAGGTTCGAATACGCCAAAAGGTATTCTCTGGAAGCCAGTCAGTAATCGTTTTGGCTAACGCCAGTAGTTTAAGGTCTTTATTTACGTACAAATAGGACGGTGAGTTATTGGCTACCCCTGACCAAACACAGCCTGATGATGACGGCAAAGACCCATCTATGTAATCTGTAGGAGCAAAGTGAGGAGTAACTGTGGGGTTAAACCTAAATGTGTTTTCAAATTGAACGCAGTCAATATAGAAAGTTCCAGCACCACCAGAGAACACTATTTCGTATGTATCTGTAGTAGCAGTGGCATCTGTTAGATCTGTACCATAGATACGGGTCCAGTCAGCGTATGTTGCCTGTGTGTATGGGTCGTTGTCAATGATGTTTCCATCGGAATCTCTACCAATAAAAGTTAGCAATATGTCAGAGGAAGACTTCACATACGCAGAACCTGTGTAGTACTTTCCAGGAAGAATAGTTGAGCGGTTAGATGTAAATGTCCATGGACCACTAGCCACAATCTTTGCACTTTTACTTCCTGAGTACACCTGTGAAGGCACGTCAGATACGGTAGACACTGAAGCAGATCCTGAAAGAGTCCAACTATCTGTGGCATTTGCTTCAAATGATGGGTTATAAATCAAGTTTGATTTGTTTGGATTAAGAAGTATGTCTACAGCGCGAGCCTCATCGTATGAGGCAGTTGTTCCAAGTTGAAACGACACACAGTCAACGTAATACGTTCCCGCTGCTGACCAAATGATTCCAACGCTTGCATAGGCAGCATCCACGTTGTTGGTAGATGGAACTGCAAAACCTGATTCAGTAGATAACGATGTGCCTGTGAAAGAGTTGGATACCGTAAAGGTTGTAGCCGTTATTCCTGTGATAGTTGCACTCGTCAAGTTAAAGCCAGCGGTTGTAAAGCCAGAGATAGTAACTACCTGTCCAGAGGTGAATGGGTGTGCTGATGCTGTGGTGTAAGTGATAGTTCCAGAAGCGCCTACTGCACTAGCGACTGCTGCAGAGTAGTACTTGGGAGCAGTTACTGTGTAAGTAAGTTGTTTCCAAGTATTTGTGGCTGATGTGCCTGATGTAGGTGAGAGCGCAGAACCAATTTGAGTACCGTTTTTATCAAAGAACCGCACCTCTTGCTTAAGTGTTCCAGCACTTGCTGGAGAAATCATCTGAGATGACATTGTGTATTGCGTACCTGGTGTGACTGGGATGCCTCGTAATACAGGGATGTCTTTTCCTACAGCCATAGATCCAGCAGCAGAAGCAACAATCTTGCAGGAGTAGTTAAGGTCAATGTAATTTGAAGTAAGTTGAGGTACAGGGGCTTCATCAAGACTGTCTGAGATAGTTGCGTTGGTTGCTACCCATTTACCAGTGCTCTTATAAAACGTAGAGTCCTGTGGGCTTAAGAGCAGGTTAGAAGACACCGTGATCGTAGGTGCGTAATTAGTAAGGGACTCAACGTATGTTGAGAATCCATTTAAAGTTCCCTTGTGCGTGTACATGTACAGTGCTTCACGAACTAACTGCTTCTGACTTTTGATTGCCATTCCAGGCTCTGGTGTTAGCCCATAGTTCTGTGTCTCTAACGGAAGAAGTGATAGAGGAGTATTAACTCGTGTGTGATCTGGCAATAGCAAATCTAAAAAAGTAAGAGATTCATCTAGCGTAAACCCAATACCATCTACAAAGTAGTACAGGTCAGATGTAGGGCTTGGTTCTCCTAGAGGACTTTGTTCTACGCTGGTGTACACCCGTGGCAAAGATTGAATGATGGAGTCGGTAGTTCCGTGCGCTGATGGAACAATGTCAGTGACCGCACCAGCAGGCACCCAAACTTTGTCCGATGTAAAAAGAAACATTGCGTAGTAGATAGGCTTTCCAGAAACAATAGGAATGCCCGCAGTATCTTCAATGCCACCGCCATCAGTAAAACTAATCTTGCTTACATTTGAAGAGTATTGTTCCCAAACAATGACGCCATCTTCTGAATTTTCAGGCAAACTATTTTGATTTCGTAATAGACGAATACCTGAGTATGTTCCAGATGGGTATTGCCAGTTAACTACAACTACAGTGGGGTAAACAACCGTAAGAGACATGGGTGATACGGAGTTAGGTATTTGGTTTGTTTGACCATAAATACTTTCTCCATATATTGCTACGCCATAGTTAGCCACAGGTCAGTCCTTATGCTCCAATAAGTAAAAGTGGATTGATGCTTGCTTCTGGGGTTGCCCATGAAGCAGATGTTCCATCTGTTGTTAAGTAATTGCCAGCCTGACCTGATTGGCTAGGCAAAGCGTTGATAGTAGACCAAGCGTAATCGTAATCTGTTCCTGAAGATTTGGTAAGGACTTGTCCAATAGTTCCTCCTGCTGGATTACCTGTCAGAAGGGCTTCGTTAATTCCGTATTCAATGTTGGCAAGACGAGCCTTAAGGGTAGACCAGTTAGTAGTGACCTTATCAAATACTCCAACCCAACCAGAACCCGTAGCGATATTGGTACCAAGGTTAGACTCAACCGCGCTGACTTCACTCTGAAGGTCGTTAACGTCTGCAGCCTGAACAGTGGTGATGAAGTTTAGTTTTGTGCTAAAGTCGTTCTTGACGTTACTTGGATAGTACGCAGTCATGAGTCTGCCTTTCTGCCTTTAGACTTGTATTTTCTCGTCTTTGTCTTTTGTTTACTGCATAAACCTTAAGGATATTATCCTCCCATTATTAAGAATAACCCTGAAAAAAGATCTCCAACATCGACAGAGGATGTTCCACTTGACCCCTGTACACCCTGAGTTCCCACACCTATAGAACCTTGCAGTCCTTGTACACCCTGTACTCCTTGAGTGCCCTGGATAGAAACTCCTTGAGCACCTTGTATACCTTGAGTTCCCGATCCAACTAATCCTTGAACTCCCTGAGTTCCTTGCTGACCTTGAGAACCTACTGTTCCTTGAGACCCCTGTATCCCCTGAGTTCCTTGACTTCCCTGAATACCTGTTGCGCCTACAGCACCTTGTAAACCTTGACTACCCTGTGTTCCCAAAGAACCTTGTGTTCCATAAAAACCTTGAGTGCCTTGAACTCCCTGCGATCCCTGATAGCCTTGCAATCCATAAGGTCCTTGAGTTCCAAGAGCACCCTGTAAACCTTGAAGTCCTTGAGATCCCTGCGTTCCAGATCCCATTGCACCTTGAGTACCTATAGTTCCCTGTGTACCTTGAACCCCTTGAGTTCCAGATCCTACAGATCCTTGTAATCCTTGTGTTCCTGACGAACCTTGAGAGCCAGAACTTCCCTGTACACCTTGAATTCCATGTCCAGCAATAATTCCCTGAACAGTATTTTGTAAAGAGTACAAAGTTGTTTGTAACGAATACTCTTTTTGTGCAAGAGCAATGAGTGTTGCTGTTACATCTACCTCTTGAGTTCCGTCATTTTTTGTTACAAGAGTAATTTCATGGTTAATATTGTTAAGGCTTGTAGCATTTGATAACGCTTTTAAATACAATTTTTTATTTTTGCCTTGGTTTGTTCCAAAACTACCAAGCCAAATAGGATACTCAGGATCTCCACCAATAAAAGCAACCCACACACCCTGCCCAATAACAGGCACGTCAGGTGAAGTACTGGAAGGATCAATGGGCCAAGCCCAGTCAGTTACCTCTGACCCTGTAGTTTGTGGGATTGACATACGGAGTCTACGCTGATGCTGAGGGTCGTTATTGTCTTGAACAACGCCCCTGTAGATTCCGTAATGTCTTTTGATATCATCCACTACATCGTTCCAATATTGATGTTACTTACTTGGAATCGGAAGATTTCGTTTGCTGCTCCTACCAACGTTGAGTAGGCAGTAAACGCTCCAGTACCTGTTGCAGTTCCTGAAGTTTGAGTACTTGCCACAGTGAAGTGCGTAGAGTCATCAACCACCGTTACAGGTGCAACCGTAACGTTGTAGCCACTAGGGGTAAACCCTGTGACAGTGACAGTAGAACCCACGCTTAGGCCATGCGGGTTGCTGGTTGTGTAGGTGATGGCGGTTCCAGATGCAGCGGCTGCAGTCACAGGCACCAATGCACGATACAAGAAGTTTACTCGTGCTGTCTTAACACCGTTAAGAGAATTGACTACTGCCTCAATGTCTTGAGGGTAAATAGTTTGTTGGAATGAGACTCCGTTGTACCCATACACAACGTTTAAAGTAGATAAGATTAAGTTAGTTACATCTGACTGCTTGTACTTTGGATCAAGTGCAAAGAGTATTGAAACAACTGCGTCTACATACGTAGGCGGCTGGATGCTGAGAGAACTACCTATTAGTAATTTATCTGCCATAAAGGTAGATACGTTATTTGCCAAAGTGGTGTACTCCGAAGAGACTGAATAGTCTGGGTTTAGACCAGGCTGAAGATCGGTAGTTCCTACATTTCGTGTAGGAGAAATATACAGAGTTACTGATGTCCACACTTCAGCATTTGCGTTTGCTTTGCCAACGTTATTAACTGTCAACGCAAGGTTGCTGTAGTCCTTTAACGTCACAGCCCTATTAGCCGCACGCAAAGATGCTGGTGCAGAAATACGAATTTGATCTGTGCTTTCTGGATCTGATCCAGCAATAGCAGAGGTTTGATTTGTAACAGTGATAGTTCCTTTAAGAGCAGTAACTTGAGAATCTGTTAACCCAGGAACATAAGTGATGTTGGTAGCAATACCAGTACCAATGTTTCCAGCAGTTCCTCCACCTACAATGTAGTTGGCACGAATCTGTGAGTAAGGAACTGGAATTGCACCTGCTACACCATCACCAAAACTGATGTAGACGTTGTTGTTTTGATCAAACGATGTTGTGTAAACTAAATCAGAAGGACCATAATCTGTAATATGAGTAACTTGGTTCCATTGAGAATAGATGTCACCATCTTGAATGTATACCTGAAGAGAGCCATCAACTACTGGAGAGTGCAGGACAGCGTATGATTGGTTAGGTGATCCATCTGATACTCCAACTAACTCACCATAGGTTGGCAAAGCCGTAGGAGATACCACTGTGACTAACTGTCCTTCTGTTGCTAGTACAGTATTTGATGTTTCACTAGCAACCACTACATCAGAGTTAGTTGTAAAGTACAAAGTTTGTACAACATCTCCAGTTGTGACTTGCCCTGATACAACTGTTCCTGCTGGTATGGTTTGGTCTGTAGTTCCAGAGTTAAAGAATGTCAAAGTCACATAGGCCTGACGATACCCCGCTGGGTTATACCCAAAAGTTTGAGCAATATTTAAAACGCTATTGCGCTGGGTTGCGGTGTAAATAGAGTTCTCATTAGCATTTCTATCAATGTAGTAGGAGATCAGATCTCCCATGTAAGCCATAGCCTCAACAAACGCCAACCCAAAATCAGAAGGGTCAGTAGCCGTCCAGTAAGGGATGCGTGCCTGTACTCTGGCAATCAATTGCTCTCTTAGAGAGTAATAATCCCTAGAGGTATAGTCTACGGAAACTGGGATAGTAGAAACTTGTGTTGTCACAATATCTCCTCATATGGTGGGTTAGATCCTGCTAATGAAATTACTCCAAGGTTTGTTGACACTTGAACGTTGTTAGGTAGTGAGTAAACCACGTTTGCAGTGAACGTGTTTGTGTACGAGTCCACAGATACGGTTGCTTCTTGCAGCGTTAGGTTAGGTAACTGCCTATTAAATGCCTTTTGTATCTCTACTTGTATTTCCCCAATGGCGTCGTCTTGTGAGTCAAACAAGGCATACGGAATTAACGTTCCAAAAGTAGGCCGCATCACGCGCTCACGAACTGCGGTACCAATTACCGACTTAACTCTGTCAGCCCAAATTACTTTCTGATCTTGAGTAAAAGAGATTTTACCAGAGTAGTCCACTGTAAAAGGTAAGGTAACAGCCATCTCGTTAGCCATCAGATACCTACCCATCTTCTTGGAGTTACATTAAACCCTGTGTTTGTTTGGTCTATGATTGTGGTTGCTCCACTTAGTGTATAGGAGTGATTTGCGTTAGTCCCTGTTGTACCGCTCCCAAGATTTACAGCGGGCACTGTTCCAGCGCTTCCAGGTCTAGTTACGCTGGGCTGGTTTGATCCAACACCGTCGGTAGCGCATGAAAATTCCACCATGTATCTGCCATCTATATGCATCTCATGTTTTGTAGAGGTCACAATCCAGAAGCCATCGGAGTGAGTTCCTGTATGTCGTAGTTCAATAGTTCCCCAAGGAGATATGCGAGGGTCTCCTTGAGCAGCCCCTTTTCCAGGGATAGACAGGCGAGATAGATGCGCCTTTCCTTCAGCCAAAGCCTTTGCAATAGAGTCACTGTTAGCAACTACTCCTGCCTCAACTTTGTTGAATAGAGGAGCCTTTACAGTCTGGCGAAGTTTGGAACCCACCAAGTGAGGGGAAGAGTTTGACTTGTAAACTTGTCCAGTTACTGGGTCCACTCCAGCAACAATCTTGTTTGTTCTGTTGTTGGCTTTCTTCTCTACAAAATCACCCAACTTTGACTCAAAGAAGTCTAACGTTTGAACTCGGAATGCAGCATTAGAGTTTGTGTATGGATCAACAAACGCTAATACAGGGATCGTTGTCATGAACTGATCAATCATCTTGTCAATAGGATGGAAGTGAAGTTCTGCTCCAAGCACCTGTACTCCATACCCAATTCGATTTGCAAGTTCAACTAACTTCTCCCAGTAGGTATGGCCAGCCATAGATATCTGACTAAACTTTACGTTGCTAGAAGTTACAAACGGCTTTAGCCTCATTGTCTTTGCAATCTCTGTCGCTACTTGAGAGGCTGTTGTATTTACCCAAATTTTTGAGGTCTCTTCTTTTAAAGGATAAGAACCTCCCACACAAATTATCTCAACATACCTATCTAGTACCTGAGTAGTGGGATATTGAATGTGTGACACATACCCTATAAACTTCTTTGTTACCTTGTCATTATTCCAAGAAATTTCTACAGGTGTTCCTGTTTTAAATGACGAAGCAATTAAAGAGTTGAAGTATTGAAATTTCAAGATCATTACATCGTGGCTGTTTATACCCTGAATAAGAGTTAGTTTTTTAGGTTGGGTATTAAAACTAGGGTAGTCAGGAAAGTTTACCTTGTACCCATTAGCAAACTTACTCTGGCGTTCTGGATCAAGCACTTGGCAACCTCAGCAATGTACCTGGAGTGATCTGTGTAGGGTTGATGATCTCTGGGTTTAAGTCCATGATCTTCCACCAGAATTGTGAGTTGCCTAAGAACTTATTAGCAAGGTTATCTAAACGATCGCCGTCCTTCCATTCATAAGTGTAAAACTTACTTACAAAGGTAGGCCAGGTGCGCAAGATCATGATGTGGTATTCCTGTCGAAGTTCATCCCATGCCTTAGGAATTGAACCATCTACATTTTGAACAGGGTTAGTGTATCTGCTGTCTGAGTAGATCATGAGGTTGCTCCTGCTATATTGGCTGCGGTGATACTTAAGTTGTCGTAGTACCTGGTACAGGTTAAATTGACTGTGGTAAAGATTGGAACCATACGCTCATTAAAGATCGCATGATTAACCTCTAGAGAAGAAACACGAACTAGGTATCGAAGGTTTGCTCCAAGGTGTAGTTCTACAGGCATAGGCATCAACCAGCCTTTATCTGCAGTAGTAATTCCACCAATAGTAGACTTGTATTGAGAGTTGTATCCTCCAGTTGCTCTGAACAAATACTCTAAGTCATACATAGTTCCGCGCTCATAGATGAGGGCGCGTTCTTCTGGGGCAACTTGAGATGGGTATGGGCCAAAGTTCATAGCGCTAAGACCGTGTATTGTTACTAGATCTCCATTACTATTTTTAATGTATTGCATATCTTCAATACGATTAAGAAGTAGAGAAAAAGTTACGGTGCTTGCTAAAAGCCCATTACCTACAGCCGTAGCAATATCTTGACCACTTTGTTCAAACTGTGGAGAAAACGACTCAACAATTCCCCACGACATACCTACAGAGGTAGGGTTATACAAGAACTTAAACCCATAAGGAGTAGTGTCATTGATAATGCCATTTACCTTATTGTTTTTTGTGGCGTTAGTATTGAGGCTAACATCAGAAGCCAAGTCTTGGCTCATCTGAATAGCGCCTTTTGCACCACTAAAACTGCCGTCTGCTCCAGGCCTCCACGCTTGTTGTGCATTTGTCCAGTATCCTGGGTTTGTAATTAGTTGGTCATTTTTAGCAGAGAGAACCTGAGGACCAAACTTCAAATACGAAGAGGTTGTCATTGGTGCGTTGTACTTAAACGGTGCTGGATCACCCTTTACTGGGGGAGGAGGGTTTCCGCCTTGGTCAGAGTTCCAGTTTGTACCGCCATTGTTTCCGTTATACAGGCTCTTGTCTAATACTGGCAAAGATTTTCCTGCTGCAATTGCCAGTAAAGTTTTTTTTACAAAATCCTGATCCACACTCTGATTATGCAATAACGTGTTCACTGTAGACAGGGCTTTAACTTGAGCGGCTTGTGCAGCAGTGTATGCAGTTTTAGTGTTTTCATAAGCAAGTTTTAAACTTATGTATTGGTTCTGGTAAGTTGAAGGAAGGTCTGCAGGTTGAGTTAATGTGTGACCTGCAGGAGCCTTTGTATAAACTGCAGCATCATAGATGTAGTAATTTCCTAAGTTTCCAAAGGGATTGTTTAACCCACCAGCAACATATGGCTGGCAATACTCTTTGAGTTTCAATTCCGCAAAAGACTTAGTTTGACTTGCCTTAGTTAAGGCATCATTGGCTTTGTTTAATGCAGATTGTGCATCACTTAACTTTTTTGTGTCAGTAGTTACTGCTGCTTGAGCAGTCTTTAAAGCCGTGTTGTTAGCATCAATCTGTGCGTTTGCAGCCTTGGCTTTATTCAGTAGGTCTTGTAATGACTGGGCCATTATCTACTTCCCATCATAGAGATGCTGTTGTTTTCTTCGATGATGCTTTGAACTTTCTTTGCAAACTTTATTGCTTCATCCTGTGATGCTTGAGCAATGTTGACACTGATTTGAACGTTAGTGGTACCGCCTTGTTGTGGCGTTGTAATAGACGCGCCAAATCCAGAACTACCTCCACCATAGCCTGGGATGTGTGTTCCCCATGCAGAGTGATTGACTGCCCCAAGAACCCCTGCCGTATCATTACCCTTCATTAGGGCCGCACGAATAGCCGCATACCCTCTTTGATTTTCTTGCAAGGTAGAGATGTTTGATTGAAGTCCTTGAGAGTACGAGGTGTATGACTTGACCCCTGCAGAGTTCATATCCACAGCACCAGATGCTCCTAGGGTGGTGTTAAGAGGGTTGTAGTGAGCGGAGTTTTTCCACTGCCCACCTTCATACGCCATCCATGTAGTCATGGCTTTTACGTTGGCAGATGTTGCAGGGGCGCCAATTCCCTTGAGGAAGTCTGTAGCCCAAGCCTTCTGATCCCCAGTACCAAGCACAGTGCCAGGAGCAGAAACAGTTTTTCCAGAGACTGTTTGTTTAGTTCCTCCAGTACCTGTTAGGAAGGTTGATGGATCTACTGGGTTGTTCTTTCCTTTACGGACTTCAAAGTGAAGGTGAGGACCAGTTACATTACCTGATTGTCCAGACTTACCAATCTCTTGACCAACGACTACCTTTTGACCAATCTTTACCGACTTGCTCTGTAGATGTCCGTAAAGTGTTTGATACCCATTACCGTGGTCAATCTGTACAGAAACACCAAAGTCTGCACCAGGAGAATCGTCATAGACAGTTCCGTCAGCAACAGCCTTAACAGAGGTACCAACAGGTACGGCGTAGTCATCACCTGTGTGGTAGTTCTTAGCGCCGTTCCACATGCCTGGATCTTTTGCACCATACATAGTTGTAGGAGCAGTTCCAGGAATTGGAGAACTTAAAGTTTGCTTACTACTTTGTCCAGAGTATGGGTGGATGGTTGAGGTGTTTGCAGCAGTAGATGAGTATCCGCCTGGAGTTGCTTGCGCTTGAGAGTACGCCCCACCCTTGGCACCAAATGAGGCGCCAAATCCTCCGTAAGAACTTCCTCCGCTAAATAGTCCAGCAATACCGCCAATGAGTGCTCCACCAACAATACTTAACCCAAGAGTTTCTGGGGCAAATGCACTACCAATTGCAGCGCCTGTGGCAGCACCAGCACCCGCAGCAGCCAGACCAGATGCTGCGCGAGTTACTCCGCTACTGGCGCCAACAGCACTGCCAAGTTTTTTACCTGCAGCACCAACGCCAAGACCAACAGCAGCAGGTGCAAGCACTCTTCCAGCAAGACCTTTAACAAGAGATAGAGCACCTTTACCAGCGCCAAGTAGTCCTGTTCCTGCCATGCCTAATGGCATACCAAGTCTTTCGGCAGCAGCAAGATCCACCATACCCTCAGCAATATTCTTAACTCCCATGGTGAATCCACCGATGAGAGAGGTTAGCGCTCCACCTAATCCACTCTGTCCAAGGCCTTGCATATAACCTTTTGCTTCAAACAATGCCTGGCCAAATTCAGCAACTATTTTGTTAACTGCAGTAATGGTATCTGCAGCGTGTTGGAACCCTTTGATCATTGAGTCTTGGGCGTTAGTCATCAACTGAGTCTGAGACATAGTGATCTGCTGCCCTGCTGCATTAGGGTTACCAGTACCAGACATCTTTGAAAGATCTGCGTTTTTGTTTTGCGCTAACGCTAAAAACTGCGCTTTAAAGATCTGCTGTTGATCAGCCGAGAAACCTAGCGCATTTAGATCTGCACCAGCAAGACCGTACTGCAAAGACTGTTGAACGCCTTTGACGTTTCCTTGTCCTCTTCCTTGGAAGATACGGTTGAAGAGTTGCTTAGCCATATCTGATTCAGATAATGGATTGCCGTTCTTATCAAACTGAGAGATACCGTACTGGTATAGGTTGGCGCCCATAGCACCTGTTTGAAGGCCTCCGATAGCAGTGGCAGCAGCAGCATTGCTCATATTAAACTGACGGTATGCTCCACCTACTTCACGCATGGTCTGTAGGTATGGGCTACTTCCTGGAGCGTAACTGTATTGCTGAGTGAGGATGGCAGCGGCTGCAGCATCTTCACCGATGCCTGATACGCCTCTACCAAAACTACCACCTAGTGCACTGACTGTAGATCGCTGTAGTTGCTTATAGCCTAACCCAGTAGTTGAATACTGAGAGGTAGCGTAGTAGTTAGAAGCACGCGCAACTGTTGCACCTAGATCAGGAGCAACTCCAAATCCTGCGCCTGCAACTCCTCCAGCCACCTGAGCAACACCACCAGCAATAGAGAACTTTGCCATGGCAGGAGACATCCAGGGAAGAAGAGTCTCTTGAGACTTGCGTGATTGGAATGCAGACTGTGGCTGTGATGCAGGTACCTTGGTGTCTGTAGTACCACCATCTGTAGGAGTAAAGTTGGCACCATCAGTGCCCATGCTAACTTTGCTGCCCTTGGTAAGATTCTTTTGACCGTTCTTCGTTACGGTCTTTCGCATGCTATCTGCCGCTGTTTGCGCAGGGGCAGATATATGCTTGATCGTGTCGTTGATCTGGTTAAGGGTTTTGAGCGTGTCTTTAAGGGCGTCGTTGAGTGACTTGACGCTTGTCACCATACTAGCCATCTGGACTCCTTATCGCTCTTGCCTTGGCTAGTTCTAGCCAATTCTTTCGTTCTCTAGAGGACATCTCCTTGATCTCAGTCAATGTCCAACTGCTGTACATCTCCGATATAGCCGCCCATTCAACAAACAACTGAATGTACGGAACTACGTTAGAACTGAAACAACGTACCCAAGTTAATGGATATCGTTACCTCACTTCCACAATCTGGGCATTCCATAGTCACGTCATCAAACTGTGGACCAGGAACACGTCGATTGATCTCTTCAATGACCTTCTTACGATCTACAACTGGCAGGTTTTGCACCTGGACCTTGCTGTAGACAGGGGAGTTATTGATCTTCAAGACTGTCTTCTCAAGAAGGATTGTGGTCATCTCTGCAGGAGTCTTCTCCGCATTGTTGATCAATTCTTTTTGAGCAATACCAGTAGGAAGTTGAACCTCAATATCTCCAGCCTTACCTTTAACGATAAAGACTCGATCAGCAATAGGATCTGTAAGAATCTTGGTCTTGATATCTTCATTGATATCGACTGTTACATTCTTAAAGTCATTGCATCCACCACAGAAGATTGACATCTCAGTGGTTGATCCAAAAGTTGCCTTTAGGATTCCTAGAAGCAGAGCCTCACGGTCTCCTGTAAGCATGTGGTCAAGGATCTTGTCATCAGCCTTAAGGTCTCCTACTTTGACGGTTCCTCTTTCTAGGATGACTAGAAGGGCCTTGCCAACGTTGGCTGCTTTAGAGATTGCTTCCTCATCTCGACCAGTTAACTCTCGCACCTCTGCGGTCTGTAGCAACTCCCCAGCGGTTGTGATGTAACCGCCAGGAAGTGCCACAGTAGTATCCGAAGGAGCAACGATTGTCGGATTGATATCTGCAGGAGTTTCTTTGAGAGCATCCTTGATGAGGTTGTTTGCCAAGTCTGGATTAGAGACAGCACTAATTGTGTTCGCCATGATATTCCTTTGTTAGATTAGTTGCTTGCTGCTGAGTTTCCGCCTGAGGCAGTGAACTCAAGAGCACTTTCGTCAATCTTTTCTCCCCATGAGATGTCAAAGCCTTCGTGAACAACTGACATCTGCTCTACGAGCAATGCGTTATCACCAGCGTTGAGATCTGAGTAGGAGACAGATGTTGGCCATGCGTTGTAGATCATGAAGCGCATTGCAACAATGTCGGTAGATGAAGCAGTCGAAGCAGCAGTTCCATCTGAGGTGTTAGCACCTTGTGGAATTGGGTGAGCAAGAACCTTGATCTCGATATCGCAACGGAAGTTATCTCCCGCAGCGCGAGCAGAGCCGCCACCCTGAACTGTAGCGAAGAGTGTCTTCATCCAGTCCCAGTTTGTGCTTGTTCCAAGAATCACTCCACGCTGGAAAGTTAATGGAGCAAAGGTTGTCTGACCAGGAATCTGGTGGACAGTGGTGTTGTAGCCACCTTCACGGTAAGGAATGCTATCTGTTGTAATAGACATTCCTGAGATGGAGGTAAACCCAAATGTAACAGGAGGCTTTGCAAGGTTCTGCATAGCCTTGTTACCGATTACTCCTCCAGAGTTTGTAAGAGGTGTGAAGGTAACTAGGTACCTAAAGTTGCGTAACGGATCGGTCGCAAGCGAGGATCGGTTATTGTTAATTGTTGGCATCTATTATCTCCTTCGGGATTACGCCAGGGTCATTTGACTGAGGTTGATTACTACGAACTCAGCAGGGTATTCAAGTGCAACGCCAACTTGGATATTGACGATGCCGTTTTGAATGGATGATGCTGTGTTATTTGTTGCGTTGCAGAGAACGTAATACGACTGGGCTGGGGTTCCACCGCGAAGTCCACCCTGATTACGGTAGTCATTTAAGAATGAATTAAATGTACTTGTAATACGGGCCCAAAGGGTTTCATCGTTGTTTTCAAAGAGCGCAATCTGAGCAATGCTCTTGAGATTCTGCTCGATGTAGATGAGTGAACGGCGCATGTTGACATAACGGTTTGCTGTTCCATCTTGGAGGAGAGTACGAGCACCCATGACAACAATTCCAGCACCTGGAATTTGACGGATAGCATTAACAGGGGCTGATGAACCAGTTCCTGCTGATGGATATCCTGTGTTCAAGTAGTCAAGTTCTGCAGAGGTAAATAAGCGCTCTAGAGAAATGACGCTACCAAGAGGTGAGTTCAAACCTGCTGGAGCCTTTGCAACACTCTTTGATGCATCGGTAGCAAGATAGAGACCAGCAACTCCTGCTGATGGACCGATCAAACGAATTGCTCCATTGCTGCGGCCAATTGGGTCTGTGATGTATGTGTGTGGGTAGTAGACGGCGGCATTGCTGCTTGCAGTCAATCCCTGTGCGTATGTAATCGCAGCATCAACTGTCTCTCCTGCAGGAGTTTCTGCAACAAAGAAGCCGTTGTTTGCTGAGGCCCATGAGATGGCATCATTGATAACGCCGACAACACCAGAAGCAAGAGTGTCATTGATGTTAGGGGTAAACATTACAAGAGCGCGGTTGAGTGCTGAGAACTCATTCCACACTGAGGCGCTTGTTGACGCGTAGGATGTGTAGTCTCCAGCAACGACGGCTGATCCGTCTGCTCCACCTGTGAGTGGATAGACTGTAAGAACTGGTGTTCCTGAAGCCAATGCACTGACTGTGACTGAAGAGCCTGCAGTATTGTTGATGACAGTTCCTGCATAGTTTGAAGATGTTGGATCTGCAAATACGAGGTTTTCGTAACGCTCAAGAAGGACATCGTTGGTGATGTTCATTGCAGTTCCTGCAACGCCTTCCTTGTAAACCTCAACTGTGTAGGTTCCTGAGATAGTTCCAGCCTTAACGTTGATGCGGAGGTTGTTGCCGTCATCACCGCGGTTCTTTGCTGTGAAGGTAGCAACTACTACGTTGCCTGATGTCTCTACTGAGACTGTAGCGGCTGCTGCATCGCTGTGAAGGATGCGCTTGACGTAGAGTTCACGTCCACCGTTATTAAAGAATTGAGCGACGCCAAAGACTGCAGGGAATGCAGCGTTGTAGCCACCAAACTTTGAAGTAAATTCTGTCCAAGATTGAACGCGAGTCACAATCTCAGGACCTTGTGCGAATGGGGCAGCGACTGCACCAGCGGCACTCGTAGCAACTCCCTGAGCGAGAGGTGCTGGAAGTAGGGTCTCTGTTAAGTAGACGCCTGGACGACCGTAAGTCATTCTTTCTCCTGTCTTGTTGTTGGTGGGTTCCGTATTATGGACGAATTGTTATTGGATCGATTGGCGTAAACTCAGGAATAGTTCCTCCACGAACTTGATCCTGGTAGCCTGTCATGTCGACTTCGAGTGCCTTATAGACTGCCGTATAGAGTTCTGGTGTGATCTCACTTGAGATGCGCACCGTGAATGCGTTTACGAATAAACGCTTACCTGCTTCTGTGATATCTCGCTTTGAGATATCCAGAACATCAAGACGACGAACTGTGTTGTCGTTAGGTTGTAGCACACCAAAGCGCAGGGGTAGTCTGGTGTACATAAGTTGAGCAAGGATCTCGCGGTCATGGCGAGGTTCACGGGCATAGGTTGTTATCTGATAGTCAATGTTAACTGGGATAGGCTGATGGATATACCAGTCATGATCATCGCCATTGTACTCTGTTGACCCATCAGGCATTGTTGTTGGGTCTGGCAAGTAGGACGGCTTAACGAGTCCACGCATAGAGCGACTGAAGTCTTCAGCAACGTCCACCATGTCGATGGTGATGTAGGGGTAAGTCTGGTCTCTGATTTCCTGAGAAGGCTGTCCAAACCATACGCCCACATCGCGGGTGCTTGTACCGTTTGCGTTGGACTTCTGATCTGTCACCTTCATGCCCTTGAGGAGATTGCGGATAGCCTCATCTTCTGAAAGAAGAAATGTCATAGTCCACCTCCAAGACGAGCAAAGAGACGGCTGGTGAGAAACTCTTCAGATTCGCTCATCCGATTTGAGAAGCGGCGAATGGCGTATGTAGGACGTTGTCCTGGTGTTCCGTACTCAAGATCCTGAGCCTCATCAAAGTGGGAAGGATGGACGTGAGCAGTGAAGCCATCGTTAGATGTATAGCGGACGTGAAGTCCACTGATGATCTTTGAAGGCCAACCTGAGGCCTTGGCTTCTGCACGGAGTTGGGCAGACATGTAGCGAGTAGTATCGCGGGCTGCGTGATGTACGGCTGTGTGGTGAGGGCTTGTCACTTCTTCTTTTTGCCCTTCGCAACTTTACCGCCGATATAACCTGCGAGTAGTGCTGCGAAGATTGGCTGTTTTTCTTTAGGACGAAAGCCGAACACACCGCGCATGAACTCTTCACGTTCATGCTGATTGTTCATTTCAGCAACTTGTTCGTACCATGGCTTATGAGCCATCACAACCCCTTTTCGCAACCTGCGGGAACAGTGGTCAGGAACCGCAGCGGTTACCTGATGTTGCAATGATAAAGAAAAAGCCCCACTTTCGTGGGGCTAAGTCTTACTTCTTTTCTTTCTTGATCTTCTTGGCTAGAGCCTTGTCCATCTTTTCATCCGCTGCACGAGATGGCTTCTTCTTATCCATCTTCTTGTCAGCCTTTTCAAAGGCCGCCTTTTGCTTTGGAGACATACCCTTCATTACCTTGGCATCTTGAGCAGCATCTGACATCTTTTTAGCCATTACATGCCCTTCTTACGATTGGTAATCATCTTAGGATTTTTGGCCGCTGACATCTTCTTTCCTTTACGGAGAGCAGCAAAATCTGCAGCATCAATCTTCTTTGGATTACCGCCCATAGCAGCGATCTTCTTCTGCTTAGGAGATAGACCGTCAGCCATTACTTGGCCTTCTTAGAAGCACGAGCAGCCTTGCATGATGCACAGGTGCACTTACATCCTTTTGCTGGCTTGCCCTTGGCACAGCCACAACCACATTTAGCACAGATTTTGGGTACCTACTTTCGTTGATGTAGTTTCTAAATACTCAACAGCCTTTTTTAAGGTGTCAAGATTGTCCTTAGCATGCCCTATCATGAGGTTGCAGTCTCGGCAAAGTAAGCCTCGAACGCACTTTCCACAGGTAGTATCCGTAGAACAACAGGCATGGTTATGGTCAATATTTGTTTGCCACTTATCTCCGTTTTCATCTGCGGGATGAGGGAGTGATTTGTTGCATATTGGGCAACACCCTCCTTGAGAATCGTACACGACAACTAGTTCTTCCAAACTCATTGAATATCGCTTTTTAAGATGCGCTTTATACCTGTTGATTCGATGATAAGGTTCAAACTTCCAATTAGCCTTATGTTTATTATCGTACTCTTTTTTGCAGGGTTTACAGTATCCGTTACCTTTATGAAAGTTTTCTTTAGGTTGGGATACTTGACATTTGGGACAGTACTTCACTTTGATTTAGATTGTTTGGAGGCCCACATATTATCAATCAAATTTGGCCAAGGACGACCAGCCTTTGCTGCTCGTGCCTTTGCCGCACTCTTTGCTGATGATGACAGGGGTGTAGATTTCTTCTTTGGATTTTTGGTATTCCAAACTTCTTTAGCCATTACTTCTTACCATTATTCTTCTTAGAGATAGCGGCTGCTTTGCTTTTAGCATCAGCCTTAGAAGATGCACCCCATGCTTGTAGGGACAATAGCAATCTTGTTGGCTCACCGTTGGGTTTGTGCTCTGGTCCTGGCATTCCACCCATGCGAGCAAGGAATGATGCACGACGAGGATTGTCACCCTTTTTTACTGGAGCCTTAATATCATGACCCTGTGCTTTAAGAGATGCACGACCTTTGGCGTTTAATCCGCCTTTTTTATTTTGTCCTTCAGATCTTTGCCATGCTGGTGTTTTAGCCATGTTACTTCTTCTTTCCAGCCTGCGCCATCTTCTCCATTTTAGCCTTACCATATTTCTTCATGCCAGCAGCCGCTGCAACTGCAGCAGGATTCTTAGCACCAGACTTTTTTGCCTCTTCTTCAACTTTCTTGAAGCGGGCTCCTGAACCTAACTTTGCTTTAGCCATTTTTCTTATGCCAATCTTTAGTGGCTTTTACGCCTTGGTCGATGGTCTTGACTTTACCTTTTGTCTTCTTGGTCAAGTCAATCTTGTCGTACTTGCCCTTGTTGCCTGCATGGTCAACAATGACATCGCCCTTTTTGTTCTTCTTAATTGTATGGCCTTCGCCTTTAATCTTGATGGTCTTAGCCATTCTTTTTCGCCCCCATAGGTGCAGTCATCTTTGCATGTTTCTCTTTGAGTTTAGCCATCTCAGCCTCATGCTTCTTAGCAAGGGCTTCTACTTCTAGTTTGTGTGATTCTGGCTTCTTATTTGCCATGGCTTTTAATCCACCTCCATTAGGATAAGTAAGTGGTGCGGGTTGTAACTTAGATAACACCACTTACTTATTAACCTTCTTTGCTTCGCTGATACCAATAGCCAAGGCTTGCTTTCGAGATGTTACTACTGGACCAGTCTTTGATCCAGAGTGCAAAGTTCCAGCCTTGTATTCGGCCATCACTTTCTCTACCTTGCCCTTTTTAGGGGCTGCCTTCTTAGCCATGGTTAACCTTTCTGGTTAATTACTCAGCGTCGTTTTCGTCGTCATCCTCGTCGTCTTCATCATCGAAGTCGTCGAAATCAATATCTTCGTCATCTTCATCATCGGCATCATCTGCGTCTGAATCATCTGCGTCTGAATCATCTGCTACAGGAGCATCTGCTACAGGAGCATCTGCTACAGGAGCATCTGCTGCATCAGTTGCTGGTGGTGCATCGGTTGAATCTGCTGCTGGTGCTGCGTCCGCTGCTGGTGATGCATCTGCTACAGGAGCAGTTGCGTCTGTTGCTGTTGTTGCGTCTGTCGCAGTTACATCCGCTGCTGGAGCGGCTGTTGTATCAACTGCAGGTGTTGTTGTCTCGTCTGACATGGCACGCCTTTCTAATTTGCGTAGTCTTGGAATTGTGGATAGTTCTGCAATTCCTCAGGGTTGATTTGATTGCAGTCGATCTGGACCACACTATACCGTTCGGCGTATCGTCCCAAAGGGTTAACTTGTTGAGGGCGAAACACAATTTGGTTAAAGACTACGTGGTCTTTGACATGGTTGGTTGGGTTAGCAATCATGTCTGGGAGCAGGCGATTGAGATCGGCCACGGCTACCACGATCTTAAATGTGTCCGTGGTGTAGAAGCCTCGCTCGTTAGGAGAAGAGTCGCCACGAACGTGTTGAGCCATAATGACAGGCATATCAAAGGGATCATTCCAACGAACGCCATGTCCTGGAGTCTGGCTTGAGACGTCGTAGATAGGGTCTACCCACGTGTCTAAGTTAGAGGCCAAGGCATTAGGATCAAAGGTCCACCAGGATACGGTGGTTCCTACAGGAGATCGTAGTTCATCTACAATTCCCTCATCGTTAGAGGCAATTTCAAATGGGATCTTGAATCTTCCCTGTACCTGAGTTCCACGCATAGAGACTATTCTCCCCTATCTATAGGGATAATAAAGGATTTACTTAAGCGCTGATTTCTTTCCAAGACAAGGTTGGTTCATCCCACCCATAGAACTTACCACCTGTAGGCATTGGTGTGGGTGCTTCCCAAATGCAGGTTTCTTCATTTAATGTCCACGAAGCAAAAGGCTGAGGCCAGTAAAAAGCGTCACGACTTTCATCGTAAATCATGCCAATTCCCGCATAGTTTTTGCGGAAAGGCGTCCCTCCTTCACGTGTGCTCTTACCACCAATTGTGTTGTACGAAGTTCTTTTACAAATTTGAGTACGAAAGTTTCCGTACCATTCTTCTGGTGTTAGGCCTTCAATAAGTTCAGTCTCATCTTTGCCAACAATTACTTCTGTAACAATATTGCTGTCATCAAGAAAAGCATAGTGTGCCATTATATTGTCACCGTACCTGTTCCTGCTGTGAATGTGTAAATCTTGTTCGTTCCATTGTCGTTGTAAGAATAAGTAAGACCGCCACCAATAGAGGTAAGGGTTGCATACGAACTTGGATAAGCAATAATTACTATACCCGAACCACCTGCGCCTGAGGCATAGGTGGAAGAAGCAGTACCACCACCACCGCCACCTGTATTGGCAGTTCCTGCCGTAGCAGGGTATTGAACACTGTTAAGTGCTCCACCGCCTGTGCCTCCACCGCCCGCTCCACCGCCGCCTTGGGTTGTGTAAAGAGCAGACGTATTACTAGCGAGGCCACCGCCACCACCACCGCCAGCATAAGTAACTCCATTAAGGCTAAAGGTTGAACCAGCACCGCCAGCGCCACCACTAGCAATACCAGGCAGATTTAGGGCACCATTACCGCCTACTGCACCTGCACCACCGCCACCACCACCAGAGAAATTAGAACTACCGTAAGTGAGTCCCTTACCGCCAGTATTGCCTTGGCCTGATGTTCCAGCACCACCTGTGCCCGAACTAGTGCCGCTACCATTACCGCCACCACCAGAGCCACCCGTCACACCGTTATTGGCACCTGGCGCACCACTCGCACCACCGCCTCCACCTGTTGAGGTGATAGATGCAAAGACTGAGTTTGATCCACTACCACCCGCACCAAAACCGCTAGTTGAAGCAGCACCACCACCACCGACCGTTACTGTGTAGCCAGTACCGCCTGAAACTGCAAGGGTCGATGAAAGATATCCACCTGCTCCACCGCCGCCTGACGAACCAAAGTAACCAGAACTAGCACCGCCTGCTACGACAAGGTATGTAACAGACGAGGTTTTATTAGCAGCAGTTGTAATTTGGTTAGAGATTGAACTTCCAGAACCATAACCATTTGCGTTATGAGCATAGACCTGGAATTCATACACGGTGCCTGCGCTTAACCCCGTAATGTTTGCTGGAGACCCGCTAAAGATCTGTTGTGACAGATATGTACCAGACGAGTTAAGGATGTTTACTGCGTATTGGTCAATAGAAGCACCACCGTTAGAAGATGGGGCGCTAAAAGTAACTGTTGCTGTTGATGTGCCCGTTGCTGTAGCAGATCCTATACTTGGCGCTCCTGGGACAGTTGACGGAGTTACTGCACTTGAAGACCCAGAGGCACTAGAAGTTCCATAGCCATTGGTTGCGGTGACTGTAAATGTATACGCAGTTCCATTAGACAAGCCTGAAACGGTAATAGGGCTTGATGACCCTGTTCCAGTGATTCCTCCTGGGGAGGATGTCATCGTATAGCCAGTAATACTGGAGTTGTTATTAGCGCTACTTCCAGTAAATGTAATAGATGCGCTGCCATTGCCTGCAGTTGCTGTACCAATGGTAGGAGTTGAAGGTACATTGTACACGTAAGAACCAGAGGTATTAGAAGCAGCAGATGTTCCTTGAGCATTTGTTGCTTTCACTGTGTAGGTGTACGTGCCAGCAGTGGTTTCACTGATATTAAGTGGGCTTGATGCTCCAGATGCGCTTCTTCCAGAAGAAGAGAGTGCTGTGTAACTTGTGATGGATGAACCGCCCGTGGCGTTACCAGTAAAGTTAACTCCAGCAGTTTTTTCTGAAGTTGTAATGCTAGTTAGAGTAGGCGCTTGTGGAACCGACGCAGGCGTAATAGCAGAGGATGCGGATGATGAAGAAGATGTGCCGTTAGCGTTAATTGCTGTTACGGTATAAGTACGGGCAGTAGTTGTTGGATTTCCAACGGTTTCTGAAATAGTAATAGGGGAAGAAGTATTAGAGCCCGTGGCACCACTAGAAGATGTAACTGTGTAAGCAGTAATTGCATTTCCACCGCCGCCAGGAACAACATCAACGCCCCAGTTATCTGAGTAGATAATCTGACCAACTGCAGTGTTTGGAAGAACACTTAAACGAGATACAAATGGACCAACAGTTGTAGATGAAAACGTATAGACGGCTCTTGCCTGTACCCATTGCCCGATAACAAGAGTCGCTGGTGAGGAAGAAACAAAGGTGGGGGAGCCAGAGCCTTCATAGGTAAACGCTATTGTTTTTCCAGCAAGTGTGGAACCTGTAGGAATATAGAACCATGCAGTTACCGCATAAGTTCCTGTTGTAGGAAGGGTTCCGCCAGCCCAATATCCAATATTAGTATCAGTACCGCTTGTAAGGGTATGGCTCATGGAGTACGTTCCACCATAAGAGTATGTACTTGATGTAGAGAGTGTGGCACTAGAAGCCGCATAACCAGAGGTACTTTGAGATTCAAATGTAGGGTTGGTAATGGCGCCTAGTGAGGTAAAGTTAACTGTAACGTTAGCAGAACCTGTATACGACTGACCAGTAGTAACGGATGGAGTTCCAATAGTTGGTGCTGTTGGAATGGTTGACGGTATAACCGCAGGAGAAGCACTAGATGCTGAAGATGTGCCATTAGCGTTTGTTGCTGTAGTTGTAAAAGTGTATTGAGTTCCTGGTGTTAGACCTGCAACCGTAAGGGGTGAAGCAGAACCAGAAGCAGTTAAAGAGCCTGGGGTTGAGGTTATGGTATAAGAAGTTATAGAAGAACCACCAGTTGCGTTAGCACTAAATGGTACAGAGGCCGATGCGCTTGAGGCACTATAGGCCTGTCCAGAAGCAAATGTGGGAGTGTTTGTTGTTGGTGCTTGAGGAACTGTTGTAGCAGTTACTGCAGTGGATGCGGAAGAGGCAGTTGAAGACCCGTTGGCGTTAGTTGCAGCCACGGTGTATGTGTACGACGTTCCGCTTTGAAGGCCTGAAACTACTATAGGAGAAGTTGCACCACTATTTGTATATGAGCCTGGTGAACTTGTTACTGTGTAGGTAGAGATAGACTTACCGCCAGTAGATGATGGCGCTGAAAATGCAACAGAAGCAGATCCGTTGTTAAATGCTTTACCTGAACCCGCATCGGATGCAACTGGTGCTGACAGTGTTGATGGAACTGTAGTAATAGTTAGAGAACCCGCAGAAGTTGATGTTGGAGTACTTCCTGTGGAGTTTGATCCAGTTACAGATATGGAATAAGTAGTTCCATTTTGTAGCCCTGTTACAACAATTGGGCTTGAATAACTTGTGGCTGTGTACGATCCTGGTGAAGTTGTTACTGTGTACGAAGTAATCACACCACCAGTTGCTGCTGGTGTAATGGTGACAGAAGCAGCGCCGTTGTTATATGGGCGTGCGGTACCTACGTCGACGCTGGATGCAGAGGCGAGCGAATCAGGGACGTCAGGTATAACGGTTACGTTACCGTCTACGTCTTCTTCACTGGCATGTCTGATACTCATGTGACTTCTTTTCTACGGAGTTGTAATAGAGTTAGAGGAAGCAGATTTAGGTCCACTACCTATGCTATTAGAGGCTATAACACTGAAGGTGTAAGTTGTAGCAGAACTAAGTCCTGTCACTGTTATGGGAGAAGAACCTGTAAATGTCAGTAGTCCTGGTGTTGATATAGCAGTAAAGGTAGTCGCAGCACCACCTGTAACTGCTGCGGTGTAAGCGACAGTGGCTGTTGTTGCACCTGTTCGAGTAGCGGTTCCAATGGTAGGAGCATCTGGAATATCCGCAATCTTTGTAGAAGGTATGCTGATGCTAGATGCACGATACTTCTTTGTATTAGCCATCAGTTATCCTTTCTTATAAAGCGCCTTTTTACTTAGCGGCTTCTTCTGCTGCTACTCGTGCATCATGCATTGCTTGGTTTTCTACAGTAACACCAATGCTGTAAAGATAGTCAAGTGTTGGATCTGTAAATGTTGTGCCATCCCACGTAGACCAACGAGCAGGCACTGAGCCATGGTTGCATAGGCATATAACAGTGTCGCAGCCCTGTTCTGTCTTTACTGTTTCTAATAAACCAGAAGTGTGTGCAGACTCATCAAAAACAAAGATGTGTTCTACTACATTATTTTTAATAAACGCGTGTTCGTGTTCTTCTAAATGTGACATGTTTTCTCCTTATGACCAATAGGTAACGCGAGCATAGCCAGAACCACCAGCGGCTCCTGCAGCAGTTGCGTTGAAAGCGCCACCGCCTCCGCCACCTGTGTTGGTTGCTCCTGCTGTTGGTGTAGACGATGAACCTTTTCCTCCACCAGCGCCTCCGCTAGGCATGCTAGTAGCACCAGCACCACCGCCACCACCAAATCCGTTAATCCCTGGTCCGCCTGCTGTGTTTGAATATACAGACCCGCTTCCTCCTTGCGAACCGACACCTGCTGTGCCTGCACCGTTGGATGAACCTCCATAAAAAACGGCGTTACCTCCAGCACCGCCACCCGAACCAGCACCGCCACCAGTACCAGAAAATCCTCCACCACCACCAGAACCACCATTGCCGCCAGCAGCGCTACTAGTTCCGCCACCTCCGTAGCCTCCTCCTGAAGCAGTAGCAAGTGAACCAAAAGTTGTGTCTCCACCAGTTCCGCCTGAGCCACCAGCAGAAGCACCAGCGGTTCCAGCGGCTCCAACAGTTACTGTGTATGCACTACCAGCAGTTACAGCAATAGTTTTCCATACAACTCCGCCACCGCCACCACCACCACCCTGTGATCCAGGTGCGCCACTACTAGCACCACCGCCACCGCCACCACCGCCAACAAGGAACACCTCAACAGTTGTGCAGTTAGATGGGGCTGTAAAAGTACCAGTAGACAAGAACTCTTGAACCTTTTGAGATAAAGGCGCCGTTAAAGCGTTATAACTAATAGCCATTAAGAGACTCTCCATCCGTAGGTTGCGCCTACATATACTAGGTTGACTGCGGCATATGCCTTATCAATTGTCAATGTTGTTGCTTGTCCATTGATATTGGACGAGTTATTTGCAACGGTAATGTTATTAGTTGCTGCTGAACCTGTAGCATCAAAGATATGGACTTCTGCACCCAATGAAGGGGATGCAGGAAGAGTCAATGTACGAGCCGCTGAGGTGTCTACCATATAAGAGTTACCAGAGGCTAGTGTGATGTTTGATGATGTAGCCGTTGCTGGAAATACTGGAGAGGCAGAAACTGTTGCCCACTGAACGCCTGAACCTGTTGTCTGTAGGTACTGACCATTGGTACCAGCGCTTGAGTTAGCAGTAAGAGTACCTGTAAGAGTTGCTCCAGATAGAGTCAAGCCAGAGATAGTAGAGACTGTAGCGCCAGAAGCAATAGATGTAGAACCAATAGTAGGCGCAGAATAACCTGAAATGGTGGTCCACTGAAGCCCTGCAGTTTGACCAGATGCAGCAGTAAGAACCTGCCCATTAGTTCCAACTGGAACGTTAACAACGGCACCAGATGCTGTTGCAGCGATAATGTCACCCTTAGCGGTGACAATACCTACTGGGATTTCAGCAGATGCCTGAGTGACGTTAGAGACTGTCATTAGGAGATTTCACTTCCAAATGCATTGAATGATGTTGTTGCGCTAGATGCGTAGACGCGGAGTTGATCACCTGTAGCGAGTGTGATACCTACAGTCAAGACTGTTGTATCTGAGGCGGCTACTGTGGCACCATAGACGATCCACGAGAGCGCTGCTGCTGGGGATGTTGAACCGCCAGACTTGACTACCGCAATACGGTATGTGGCAGCAGTGGCTGCCTGATTACAAACGGTAATAGTAGAGACTACAGCAGAGGTAGCAGCGGGAACCAGATATAACTGGGTCTCTGTTGTGGCTGATGGGGCTACTTGACCCAGTACTTTGTAAGCGGTGGCCATGGGACTCCTTTAGAGGTATTGGCTATAGGTTAAATGGTACAGAGCCAATTTGTGGGCTAAAGTGACCCTATGAATTTGGTGCAAAAATCGGTTTCTCAGGGTGGAAAATTAGCGCCCATCATCATACCTAGCGCTTTGACTAACGGTCTTGGCCTAATGAATCCTTCTGTGTACATAGACGATGACGGTGACATCTTAGTTAATCTTCGTCAGGTTAATTACACCCTGTACATATCTGAAAATGAAAAGCGCTTTTTCTCTCCTTGGGGGCCGCTTACTTATCTTCATCCAGAGAAAGACCAACGCCTGGTCACCAATAATTTCCTTTGCCGTTTAGATAAAGACTACAACGTCATCAACTACACCAAGGTAGAGATGCTAGAACTGCATACCCCTATCTGGGAATTTGTTGGTTTAGAAGATGCTCGTGTAGTCCAGTGGGATGGCGATTACTACCTGATTGGCGTCCGTCGTGATACCACGACCAATGGACAAGGTCGCATGGAGTACAGCAAGGTAGAAATCGACAAAGAAAACTGGACTGTCAAAGAGATCCAACGAGTACGAGTTCCAGCCCCACTACACGAAGATACGTCGTACTGTGAGAAGAACTGGATGCCCGTCCTTGATAATCCTTATCACTTTGTCAAGTGGGCTATGCCTACAGAAGTTGTTTGGGCCAATCCTAACGAGCCTGAGTGTAAACAGACTACAGTAAATGATAACGTTCCTAGACCACCCATTGATCAACGAGGTGGTTCTCACGTTGTTGCTTGGGGTGACTACTACATCTGCGTTACACATGAGGTTAAACTGTGGAGAAACTATTTAAACCAAAAAGATTCAACCTATAGACACCGACTAATTGTTTGGGATAAAGAGTTTAACTTTGTTGGTCTTAGTACAGAGTTTGCCTTTATGGATACTCCTATTGAGTTTTGTGTTGGGGCCGCCCTAATTAACGACAATTTACTTTTAAGTTTTGGCGTACAAGATAACTCAGCATTTGTGCTTGAAGTTCCACAATCTGTTGTTAACGAATTGATTGAAGAGGCAAAAACATATGGCAATTAAAGAACTGGCAATTGACGTTGCTTTTGACTCCTTTAACCCTGAGAAAAACTTTGCTTTGGCTAATGCCTATTACGATCAAGGGCAGTACTCTTCTGCCGCTGGGTTCTATCTTAGGGCTGCGGATCGTGGATATAAGACTCATCCACTTATTGCTTACACCTCCCTGCTGAGGATGTCCCTCTGCTTTACTCAACAAGGAGAACGCAGCGCTACCGTCTATCAGAATACGTTACAAGCACTTACTCTTCTTCCTGGGAGACCAGAGGCGTACTTCCTACTGTCACGCATTCATGAGCGCAATAAAGAATGGCAGAAGGCATACACCTTTGCAGAACTTGGCCTTGTACATACCATCGCAAGTTATAATCAACCACTTCCTGTCTATGTAGAGTACAACGGCCCATACGTATTGATGTTTGAGAAGGCTGTTTCTGGCTGGTGGTTAGGGCGTAAAGAAGAGAGCAAGGAGTTGTTTACACATCTTCTTGATAACGTTGAGATGTCTCAAGAGTATCTCAATGGCTGTATTAACAATATGAAGTTGTTCTGATGTTTCCTAATTGGTTTCAAAACGTCTCCCCATACTTTGACCGCAAATGCCCTGAAGTTCCTTTGCGTGCATTACAGATTGGTACCTATACAGGGGATGCTACAGAATGGCTACTTCTTAATAGAAACATTTTGACTATTGATGATGTGGATACTTGGGCAGGCAGTGAAGAAGAACAACATGAACATTTAGACTTTTCTTCTGTAGAGGAGTATTACGACTCTCGCTTTAAAGATAACCCAAGAGTTATTAAAAATAAGATGACTAGTGATGAATTCTTTAACCAGAACAAAAAGACCTTTAATTTTATCTACATAGACGGTAGCCACACTGCCCTTCAAACGGCTTTAGATGGCCTCAACGCCTTTAAAGTCCTTGAGCCTGATGGTGTTATTGCCTTTGACGATTACCTATGGGCAGAGGGCGGCAAACCCTTCCTAGAGCCTATGCGTGGTGTTAATGCCTTTATGCAGGTATGTGAGGGCGAGATGAAGTGCCTAGAAGACGGCTATCAGATGTGGTTTGTTAAATGCTAGAGAATGCTTGTTTTGAAGTATTTCACACTGACACAGGAAATAAACTTCGCAATCAATCTTATGACGGAATTCTTAAGAGCGTGTCTTTTCTCCCTAGACTTGGTTCTCCTACCATGTACCTTAACACCGTTGATAAGGTAGAGAACTTCATCAATCTGCACCCAAACTTTAAGGTCAATACTGTAGAAGATTACTGCCAACCAGGAGAAACATTTCCTCCTAGCGCAGGAGTTGTAGGCGTTTGGGCAAGTAATTACAAGGCTTATAAGAAGTTCTTAGAATCCGATTACGACACACTGCTTCTCTTTGAAGACGACATTCTTGTAAGTAAGAACTTTAAATCCGTCATTGAAACGTATATGCGTCAACTTCCTGTTGATTGGGATTTCTTCTCGTTCTTTGTTCCTGAAGATTCTCTCTTTGCCTACAATGAAGATACTCACACTATTGGGGCAGAAAATGTTTGTATCTCATATCAACAGTGGTCATGCGCTGGTTACATGGTAAGCCGAGAAGGTGCACGAAAGGCTGTAGAGGATATAGAGTCACGAGGCATCAATTGTCCTGTGGATTGGTACATCTTTAACTTTCGTATGAAGAAAGAAGAGAACCAAAAAACTTTTTACACTTATACATTAAAGCCAGGAAATTATCGCCCCATAAACTTCTTAAAGGGTGCAGCCGAATATACCCAGATTCACAATGGAAGTACTGATTTACTAAACTAGTTACATTCCACCAAACAACAAGATTGTTACTGTAGGGTCTGCTGCAACTTGTCCAATAAGTCCCTGTACACCCTGCACGCCTTGAGTACCCTGAACGCCCTGTGTACCCTGCGTTCCCTGCACACCCTGCGTTCCCTGCACACCCTGCGTTCCCTGTGCGCCTGTAGTTCCTTGAATAGATAGGCTTTGTACACCTTGCGTACCTTGCGTACCTTGCGTTCCTTGTACACCTTGAGAACCAAGGGTACCTTGTGCACCAGTAGTACCCTGAATACCGATCGCACCATCAAGGTTAACTGTCCACGAGGTATATGTTCCAGAACCTAGGCTACGGGTGACTGTGATAGTCAATGATCCAGTACCAGAGTTATATGCTGTTACATCTCCATAAATAATGTTAGAGATAGTGTTGGCAATAATAACTGACTGACCTACTGAGTAGGAAAGGTTAGTTGCAACTGTAAGAGTCTGAGAACCAGACGCTGGAAGAGTAAGCGAAGTTGTAGAAGATGTTTGGTACTTATCTCCTGCTGTTCCTTGTGAACCAAATGTTCCTTGAAGACCTTGAGTACCCTGTGTTCCTTGGGCGCCTTGCGCACCAGTGGTACCTTGAACTCCTTGAACACCCTGAGTTCCCTGTACGCCTTGTAGACCCTGTGTGCCTTGAATAGATGGACTCTGTACTCCTTGAATACCTTGAACACCCTGGACGCCTTGGACGCCTTGAGTTCCTTGTGTGCCCTGCACACCTTGAGAGCCAGTAGTTCCTTGAGAGCCTTGAACTCCCTGCGTACCTTGAGAACCCAAAGTACCTTGCACACCCTGTAGCCCTTGAACACCCTGCGTACCTTGAGCACCTGTTGCTCCTTGACTACCAAGGGTTCCTTGAACTCCTTGTAGTCCTTGAACTCCCTGAACGCCTTGTACACCCTGCACGCCTTGGGTACCTTGAACTCCCTGAGTACCCTGTAGACCTTGTGTACCTTGGATGGCGTAAGCAACTTGTGTGGCAGTAAGAATGATTCCTGGTGTTACTGGAGTTGTTGGGGTTGTTCCTGCAGAAATTGTTTCAATAGAAACTGTTGTACTTTCTGACTGCCACATGAAGGTAACAACGTCGTTAGCATTAAATGTATAGACGTAGTTAACAGTCTCAATGATTTGACCTGAAGCGGAACCGTGTGATTGCGGAACAGTCATTTGGCTATTGGAGTATGGGGCATCTACGCCGTTAATACGAAGCCATAGGTTAGCGTTGTAAATCTGAGAAGCAGTGTTAACAAGTTGTACTGAGATAGTTATGCTATAAGTTCCTTGATGCAGGAACTTAATAGAATTTCCACCAAGTGTTTCAACACCGTTATTTTCATAGGTGTTGTTAATACTGATTGGGTACGCAGTTGTTGAGTTTGCTACTGTTTGGTTAGTAGTGTCGTAGAAAGAACCATAGTATGCGATTGTTCCACCAGCACCAGTTGCACCAGTAGCACCTTGTACACCTACACCACTAGCCTGTGTCCACAAAATAGCGTCTGTACCAATACGGATAGAACCATCTGGGTTAGAGCCGTTGGCATACATAAGCCATGCGGTTCCACCGTAAGTTGTTCCGTCAGTAACAAAAACGTAATCGCCCTCTTCTACCTGACCAGCAACGTGGTTATCTGAATCTGTAGCACGAGTAAGTTTCCATTTAGCAGATGCGCCACCAGTTTGAGTTACTGTGTAAATACCGTTTTGAGTGTGAGTTGCTTGACCAGCAATAAGGACGCGATCACCAACTGCTAAAAGAGGAGTTGTGTAACCATCAATAGAGAGTGTTCCGTTAGTTGTTGCAATAATGTAGGCACCAATACCTGTGCCGTTGTCTGCATCTGCAGAGCCATCGTAGTATGTAGCGCCATTACCAAGTGGAGTAGTTTGAATTGCTTCTACAGATTGGTGAGCATTTTGTGAAGAAACAGGTCCTACAGGTCCTTGAATACCCTGTGTTCCCTGTACTCCTTGGGTACCTTGAACTCCTTGTGTTCCTTGAACTCCTTGTGTACCCTGTGTACCTTGAAGTCCTTGTGCTCCTTGAGTACCGAGTGTTCCCTGTGAACCAGTAGTTCCTTGCGTACCCTGTAAACCTTGTACTCCTTGAATGCCTTGGACACCCTGAGTTCCTTGCGCTCCCTGAGCGCCAAGTGTTCCCTGTACTCCTTG